GCAGGAACAAGTGGAACAGATGGTACAAGTGGTACAGATGGTGTAGATGGAACTTCAGGTACAGATGGTCAAGATGGAACTTCAGGCACAGATGGTCAAGACGGATCGGGAACTTCAGAAACAGACGGCACATCAGGCACAGATGGTTCGGGAACTAGTGGAACAGATGGTACATCAGGAACTAGTGGAACAGACGGAACATCAGGAACAGATGGTACATCAGGGACTAGTGGAACAGATGGTACATCAGGGACTAGTGGAACAGATGGTACATCAGGGACTTCAGGAACAGACGGAACATCAGGAACAGACGGTACATCAGGAGTTGATGGTTCTAATTGGACAGATTGGTCGGTTTCGGCAAATTCATCAAATTCTTTTACATCTACAACAAATTTAGCACCTGGGACACCAGTTAGATGGACAGATGGAACTGTAAAATATGGTATAGTAACATCATTGGGGTCAGATATTCACACAATAGCAGGTGTGTCTATATCATCACCAAGTAATTACGAATATGGTCCAGTTAATTCGGTGGTTGTTGAACATTTCCATGTTGATGGATCATTTGCTGATGCATTGACAACAGGTTCTACTGCTGGTGGATTATTATATGAAGATTTAAATATGTATAAACATTATAGATGGAGATATTCTAAGGCACTTTGTGTGATGATGGAAGTAGTCTGTTATACAGCAGACTCAACCTCAGTTCCAACAATTGATGCAGAAGTTAGTAGTGATAATTCTACATATAACGATATATTCAATACAGCTATAGATGTAGATAACACATCAAGAACAACATTAGTTACTGCAGATACAACTTATTATGATATTGATTATGATGATTATATAGATTTTAGTGTTACAGCTGGTGGAGCAGGTGATGCGAAGGATATAGATATATCATTGGTATTTATAATAATTGGTGATGTGACTTTAAATATTTAAAATTAAAAATATAAAATGATAACAAATAGAAATGGTTTTGGGAATGATTCACACTCCGTATTATATATAACTGGTGAAGAGGGATTGATAGGTGCTTACCCATCTAGTACTTTTACAGAATCATCTAAAAATGGATTGACGGGGGTTACTATTGATTATGTTGAACAATCAATAACCCCAACTCATGGTGATTTTGGTTCTAAAGTATTAAATTGGAATACAACAGAAAATGTTGAAAAGGGCGTAACAGCAACATCATCTGATTTTTTATTTGGTAAACAAGATTATTGTATAGATTTTTTTATTAGAGGTTCGGCTTGGGCTGCTGGTTCTACACATTTTATAACATCATTTGTGGATGCTAGTAACTATATGTCAATCGATGGTTACTTTAATTCTGGTGGATATATTCTATGGTATTGGCAAATAAAGGATGGTGGAACAGATATTATAAATTTTATTAGACAGCAAAATGATGTTAGTCTCAATACTTGGTATCACGGTGCATTTGTTCGTAAAGTCACAGGAACTAGTAATGAAAGATATGATTTATATGGAAATGGGGTAATCATCACAGGTGTAACAAGAGAATCTGTTCACAATTACCAAATAGATGATACTATAAATATAGGTAAAGAATCAGCACTTGTATCAGGTAATATGAAAAATGTATATGTTGATAATTTTAGAGTTTCCAAAGGAAATAAAAGATGGGATAGGGGGTTTAATATACCCAAACGATCATATTAAAAAAAATAATAAAAAGTGGATAAATCAGATAAGTTGATGTTTTTTAATAAAGAGGGATACCCTTACAATTTCCAATATGATGAAATAAATCAAAGGTGGGATGGAAAATTATTATTTGACGAAAATAGTAGTGAAGTGTTTAAAACACTTGGTATGTATATTTTTGAAAAGGTATACCCTATTGACATATCATTATATGTGGATTTTGAACCATCACAATTATTTAATTGGAGTGGTATGACATTTGCTGCAAAAACATATGAAGATCAATGGGTAACAAATATAGAAAAGGTAAATAATGATCCAAATTTTCATACTAAATGGATATATGGTACAGATTTTGATATTAGATTTAGACCTGGGACTATTGTAACATTTTCTGGATACACGAATGAATTAGTTGGTTCATATTGGTCAGATTTTATTAATTATGCATATTTTAATGTTCTTGGGACAAAATCGAATGCAATATTAATTTCTACAATAACAGATAATCAAACATTTGATGGTTTTGTATTTCAAACAGGTGCAACAATAACAAGTCATAATATAATAAAAGTTCCTGATTATGGTAATCAGTATTTAGTTGATATTAACAATTTAAATTACTATGATGGTAAGAAAATTAATGTGGTTAGTTCCATCAATAATGACGGAGTCTATACATATAAAGATTATAGTATTTTAAAAAATAGAGTATTTGATTTTGAATTATCACCAGAAACAACAGGTACATTAGACATTGAATTAACACTATACACAGAAAGACCAAAATTATATTCAGGTCCAGTTGAAATAGAAATTTTGAGCATGGCTGAAAATGGTACAATAATTACATTTAAAAATGACATAAATAATGATATAGAATTTTTCAATACTGGACAGACAATGGTATTTGAAAGATTGGATGGTGGTGGTGTTTTTTCATCAAACCCAATATTTACAATAACTGGATATAAAGATAAAGAGTTAATTATAGAAGATAATATAGAATTTGTTGAAGAATATGATAGATATTTTATTGAAATACCAAGTTTATCTGGATTGACTGGATTGACATATATTAACCAAATATATTTAGAAGCCGACCCAATAATTACAGGTACTACTGGTTCAACAATACATAATGGTAGATTATTTGATGTTATATCTGTAAATTTATTATATCCAGGGGATTCGACTAAATCTGGTGTAAGAATTGAAGTGGATCAATATGTATCGGATGAAGTTTTGAATAATTATAAAATATATAAGAAATTTAAAAGATCTCAAATACAAGTGATTTATGCACAAGTGTCTTATGCGTCAACAACATATAGTGGTGATGCTATTTGTTATACCACTAGTAACGTTATAAATTTATATCAAGATATTTTATTTTCTGGTGATACAAGTTATTATTATGAAAATACGGTAGATGCATTAAACATAAGATATGAAACATACCTTAGAAGTTATGGTGTACAATTATATCACTATAATTATGATGGGAGTAATTATTTAATGATAGAAGGTATTCATGATTATAATTATAATCCATATTTTGATGTGACAGCATCGATAGATGGGACACCTTTAACAATAGGAAATAATTTTACATTTACAACTGGATTTACAAATTCTGATGTTTATTATTTTGAATTAGAAGAACAATTGGTATATGAAAAAATAAATTTATATGAAACTAATAAGTTAAATAGAAATTTCAATTCTGAAATTTTATTAGATTTAAATAATGATTTAATAGATTATGGATTTAAAGTCATATTAAATAGTACTGAATATTTTATAAATTATGCAAGTACAAGTGGAACAACATCGTATACAAATGAAACAATTAATGATTTTATATTAAAATATGAAGACGTTTTTGATAGACAAGGGTTCAGTATTTATAGTGGATATACTGATGGTTATACTTTACATATAGATGGTAAATATCCTAATGTTGGTGTTGTTGATATTGATGTTTTTGTAAATATATATTCAACATATTCGTTAACAACTAGTTTTAATGATGGTGTGGTATTATCAAGCAATCAATTAAAATCTACACCAATTCCAAGTACAAGTACTAGTGTGGATTTTTATGATATGGAATTATCTACAGGAATGATAATATCTATTAATGGTAGTAAAAATTCTCTAAATAATAGAGAATATAATATAATTAGAGTAGATAGTGATACGATACAATTATCATATCAAGGTTCATTTTTCTATGAATATAATGTTGTTGCAAATGTAACAACAAGAGAATTTTTAAGAAAACCAAGAAGTTACTATAATAAAATAGTAGATTATAAATTTTCATGGGAACCAGCACAACAAGGTGAAATATCTAAAGATATTTTCTTTTATGATTATTCTGGTGAACAGTTAACACCATATAATGATATATCTGGATTGACATATACAGGTGTAAAACCATTGTATGATGAAAATAGTTCTACTAAAGTTTTCTTAAATGATAAACCAAATAAATTTGATTATGGAGTAAATAACCCATCAGTTCAACAGACAATATTTGAATCAATCACACATAGATTAGATAATTTGAATGATAGTGATACATATGATTATGTTCCTGTTCCAATGGAAATATTTATTGGGTTTAATTCGCCATATGAAGGTGTATCAACAAATGAACTAAAATTAGAAAAAATAGAATATTGTGTATTTTCTGGAACAACACAAGAAAGTGGAACAACACAATTTCAACAACAATTTATAATAACTGGAAATACAATATCTTATATTACAAATGATTATTTATTTGATATAACAGATTATGGGTTTGAAGTAGATCAACTAATTACTGTAGATTTAATAGACACTAGTCTAACTGGTCAAACAGTTTATGAAGATTATACAACATATAGAATTAAAGACATTACCCCTAAAAATATTTTTATTGATAGAAATTACTCTGATGATTTAGTTGCATTCGATACAGTAGATATGTTTAATCTAAGTGGTAAAACATTTACATTTAAAATAGAAGTACAACCAAAAGAATTATTAAGATGTAAAGTATATGGTCAAACTGAAATTGAAGACGAAAGAATCGATATTAATCTTAGAAATTTAGGTATAGATATATTTAAAGAAGCTGAATTTATATTTAAAGAATCTGATATACAAGAACATTCTGTGGATTATTCTAGATTAAATAGAAAAAGAAAAGAAATGTTATCTATGTATACTGAAATTTTTAATTATGTTGGTTCATATAAAGCTCTTATACATTCAATTGATTATTTTGGTTATAATGATTTAAAATTATATGAATATTATAGAAATATAAAAGCAGATTCTCCATTGTATGGTAAATTACAGAAATTGCTAATACCTGATATATTTGATAATAGTGTAGATGGTTGGAATACAAGTGATTACATACAAAATAAATATGACAAAGGATATTATAAAAAGACAAATTTATTTAATCTAACATATAGGATAACAGATATTTACGGTAACTATAGTTTACAATATTCTTTAGATGAAGTACAAACTAAATTGATGTCTTTGGTTAAATGGTTAAGAAAGAATGTTATACCATTATCATCTAATATAAGAGATATAACTGGTGTATCCGATGCTAACCACACAATAACATTAAGACATGATTCATCAATATGGTCAACAAAATCCGTAATGGATCAAGAGGTTGTTGGTGTTAATTTTTATTATACTGCAACAAGAATCAATGATGGTAATTATTTATTTACTACTAGTTTTTATGTGACAAGTGGTAGCACTGAACCTGATTATTATACTGTAAGAATAAAAACATTTAGCATAAATACTGAAAACAATGAATTGATACCTCAACAGAATATTTTACTAAATAAAACTGATTATGATTCATATTCATTTAATATTAATTTTGATGTTGATCCATATATATCGATAGAAGTATCGACTTTTAATGGGTATGGTGTTGGGTATTCTAATTCTAAAATGTTTAAATATGATGAAAGTAGAAATTATTATTTAGTAAATTCAAATTTTACTGATTTAACAGAATCTTATGTACACACTGAAGATGGTTATTATATCATTGATAATGGAAGATACTATATTATAAAATATTAATAAAACGAAATGGAAAAAGACATATTAATGGACGGCATAATTTTATATACTAAAGATGATGAATTAAAATGGGAAGTATATAACGAAAAAGATTTGATTAGTGAATATAAAACAAAAACGATGATTTCTAACTCTAAAGAACTTCAAATTAGGTTTTACTGTAATTATAAAGACATGAAAAAATCAGCTATTGAAGTAAATATACAATCTGAACCAAATAGGATTACAACATACGCATATATGTTATCTACTGATTTTCATACAGGTAATAGATTTAAAGAATTATCAGATTTAATTAACAATAAGTTGAAAAGAGTGATATCTTAATTTTTTTATAAACATTTTTGATTTATTAATAATTTTTATTATTTTTATTCAAAATAGAATAAATATGAAAAAGATTTTTATAGGACAAACAGATCAAAGGTTAAAATTTTTAGATTTAAAATTTTCATTTAAAATTTATAAAGTAGATAGAAATAGTAAAAATATTATACAAAAAATATCCAAAGGTATAAAAGACGATACATTTTTAGTATCTGAAGGATTACTTGGTTATTACACATACTTTGCAGCAGGATTGATGGATAATTGTAAAATTTCCATAGTTATTAACCCAATTTTCTTTACTAAGAAAGGATTAATGGTAACTCCATCATATGATATTATCAGTGATAATATTAGTAAAAATTTAGTTGTATTACATAAAGATTTACCTTACTTAAAGGAAACTATTAAATTATTAGAATCTAATGGTAATAAGTATGAAATTGTGGAAAATACTTCTAATGGTGATATATCTGGTATAATTGAAAAATTTACAAATCCAGATACAAAAACTAAACCTTCTTCAAGTTCAGGTAAAAAAATATGGGGATTAGGTATAGATTGGTAAATTAACTTCTGTTTAAAAATCTTTCTATATTTTGACAAAGTGGAGATTTTCCAGATATTCTTTCGTTAGTATCTTGACAATTAAATCCTACACCTTGATAGTATCTTAGTACTATATTTTCATTTATTTTAAATCCAGAATTAGATAATAAGAACTCTAGTGATTCTTCATCATAATTTTCATTCATATAAATAATGTTTTTACTAACATTTTTATCTAAATTTCTATCAACTAATTTTTGTAATTTATCTTTTATCATTTGGTCCTACTTTTTTTATAAATATTCCACTTTCAGATAACCATTGAAACTCATAGAATATACCTTCTACAACATCGTGAGCATCCGTATCTTCTATTATCTTAGTATCAACATTAATTAATAATTCATAATTTTCTTTATCAATTTCATTAATATCTATTAATGTTATAGTATCTGTCCAATTCAATTCGTTTTTAATAGCATCTTTGATATTACTCTGTCCAGATACTTCTAATAAATAATCTTTATTTATTTTACACTTAACTGTGAATTTCATATTATTTATATTTTCATTTAGATAATTTTTATATTTCTGTAACATTTGGTAGAATCATTTTTTATTTATATATTAAATATTATATATAGAATAAATTATAATGTTTTAAAAATGGTAGATATTATAGAAGTACCATCAGGTGAAATAATAGAAGTGACTGAAAGACAGTTAAAAGGATTGATACATCAAGGGTTAGTAACGTATGCTAAAAGTTACAATAATTCTGAAATAAATGGGTATGTCTTTTATTTGCCATATAAACAAGACATTTTTAATTATATCGATAGAACAGGTATAGATAATTTTCAAAATTTTTTAAGATAAGATGGATAGAAATGACATTGTAGGATTACCATCAGGACAAGTGATAAGTGTCACTACAGGACAGTTAAACTATCTTAAAGGTTTATATTTAGTCTATTCCGTCCCCAAATATAATGGTAAAGATTTAGGTTATGATTGCTTCTCAGATACACAATTTCAAGATGTTAAAGCTAAAGCTTTAGAACAAATACTAGATGAGATAACAAACGATGACGATGGTGATGATGGGGAGTATGGTGAAATATATTATTAACAATTTTAAATCTGTGACGACCAACATTATATAACCGATCATACAAGATCATGATATATATAAATATATTATAATATTATTAAATCCTGTTATACCCTAATTTTTAACTATATACTAGGTAAAATAACAAATTTGATATGGTATATGTTGGTATAGATATTTCGGTTAATTCGACTGCAGTTTCAATTTTTGATGGTGAATATAATTTTTATAATTATACAACAAAGAAATCCAATTACACTTGGATAAAAAAAACAATAGATATAATCAATTTTAGATTTTTCCATTTTGGTTATAAAGATATTGTTGAATTCTCAGATAAATTATTATCGAAAGTAAAAGATTACGATAGTTATTCAGATTTAATTATTAATGATATAAAAAGTCATGGATGTATTCCATGTGGTGATAAATTTGTAATAGGTATTGAAGGATATAACTATGGTCTGAAGACAACAGATTCTATTATAGATCTTGCTGAATTAAGTAGTATTATAAAAATGAAATTGGTAAAGAACTTTCCTGACTCTCAAATTATTATAATGCCACCAAAGACTGTAAAGATAAAATCCTGTAAGATGGTATATAAGGTGATTGATGGTAAAAAGGTTGTTAGAAATGATAAAGGTGTTGCTGGTGGTAGTTTTGATAAGCATGATATGATGGTAGCTCTTTTGGATAGTAAAATGGAAAATAAATTAATAGAATTTTTAAAAGAAAATCAGGAAATTTTATTAAATATGAAAAATATCCCTAAGCCGTGGGACGATATAACTGATTCTCTATTCATTATGGAAATTGTTAAAAATGAAATTTAACTTTTCATTTATTTTTTCGTTGTATTTAATTCTAAATAATTTTATATTATGTTTTTTACAATAATTATTTTTAATTTTATCATTTATTTTAGTATTCTTTAAATTATCATCACCACCAAAATAATCTATAGATTCAAAATGTTGAATTCCATCATATTCTATACAATAATTAGTTGTTAATTTTTTCATATAAACATATCTTTTTCTATTAGATTATTATCTTTCATATCTTTATATATTAAATATTCTACATATTTTGATTTATTTTCAAAATTTTCAGACAAGAATTCTATGAGTTCTGGAATCAGAGTTATTGTTACTTTTTGTTTTGTTATTTTCTTTTTCATTTTGTTTTCTTTTTATTAGTATATATAAAATAAAATATATCATATTTTTCCATTTTAGAACATGATTTATAAATATATAAGAATAAATTAGATAGAATATGATAGGAAGGCCTAAGATTAAAAATAAGAAAAAGAATTTATCATTATCATTAAATATTGAATTAGTAAAGATATTAGATAAATATTTAGAAGATAAAGATATTAATAAATCTAAATATGTAGAATACCTTATTAAAAAGGATATGAATAAATCAAATAAAGAATTTAATATATAGATATATGAAAAATTTTAAAGAATTCATGAACGAAAGTAATATAGACAAAGATACATTAGTTATTTCTGGATTTCCAGGTATAGGTAAGTCACATTTCTATAGAAAGAATGAAAAAGAAGGTAAAATTGTATTAGATTCTGATTCTAGTAAATTTAGTTGGATAAAAGATGAAAATGGTAATAACACTAAGGAAAGAGATCCAAATTTTCCTAATAATTATATTAAACACATAAAAGAAAATATAGGAAAAGCTGATATAATTTTAGTATCATCACATAAAATTGTTAGAGATGTTCTTGTAGAAAACAATATAACATTCACACTTGTTTATCCATCAAGAGAAATAAAAGAAGAATATTTACAACGATATAAAGATAGAGGTAGTGATGGTCCTTTTGTGGAATTGTTAAATAATAATTGGGATAATTTTTTAGATGAATTAGAAGAACAAAAAGGTTGTGATAAAATAGAATTAGAAGAAGGTAAATATCTTAGTGATTATTTATAAACTCATTATTATATATTTATATATAAGTAGTTATGATTATAGATAATAAATGTAAGATTAAAATCACGAATAGGAATAAAAAATATTTTAAATCTAAAGGATATTTATGTGATAATGAATACGAAAATGTAAATCCAAATGATTTGAGTAATGGGAGTAATATTAAAATTACGGTTAAATGTGATTATTGTGATAATATAAAAAATATTTCTGTAAAAAATTATAATTCTGTAAAAAGTAAAAATAATGATGAATATTATTGTTCTAAATGTTGGAATAAACGATTAAAAAAAATAATGATAGATAAATATGGAGTAGATATTCCATTAAGAAATAAAAAAATACAAGAAAAACAGAAAAATACATTATATAATAATTATGGTGTTTATCATCCATCTGAAAGTAAATTATTGAAAGGTAATTTAAAAAATATATTAATTGATAAATATGGTGTAGATAATGTGTCAAAAATTGATACTGTTAAAATAAAAAAAATAAAATCCTTAAAAAAATCTTCTTTATTTAGATTAAAATCTAAATATAATGAAATAATAGATTTTGATTACGATACAAAGATATTGAAATGTGTATGTATTAATCATAATTATAATATATCATATGATTTATTTTACAATAGAAAGGAATTAAATACTGTAATATGTACAATATGTAATCCTATTAATAAAAATATATCTGGTTTAGAAATCCAATTACAAGATTTTATTAAAGACAATTACACTAATATTATATTAAATGATAGACATTTAGGTAAAGAACTTGACATTTATGTTCCTGATTTAAAACTTGCATTTGAATTTAATGGTTTATATTGGCACAATGAAATTAATAAAGAAAATAATTATCATTTAAATAAAACTGAATTATGTGAAGAACAAGGAATTCAATTGATTCATATTTATGAAGATGATTGGTTATATAAACAAGATATTGTTAAATCTGTGATATTAAATAAATTAGGTAAATCTGTAAATAAGATATATGCCAGAAAAACAGAAATCAGAGAAATAACTGATAATAAAATAGTTAGAGAATTTTTAAATAAAAACCATCTTCAAGGATTTATTGGTGGTAAAGTAAAATTAGGTTTATATTATGATAATAAATTGACTAGTTTAATGACATTCGGAAAAAGAAGGGTTGTAATGGGTAAAAAGGGTTCAGAAGAAGGAGAATATGAGTTATTAAGATTTTGTTCCAAACTAAATACAAATGTAGTTGGCGGTGCAAATAAATTATTTAAACATTTTGTTAGGAATTTTCAACCAAAAGAAATAACAACATATGCTGATATGTCATGGAGTAATGGTAATTTATATGAACAATTAGGGTTTGAATATCAGGGCAAAACAAAACCTAATTATTATTATATAATTGATGGAATTAGACATTATAGATTCAACTACAGAAAAGATAAATTAATGAAAGAAGGATATTCTAAAGAAAAAACTGAAAAACAAATAATGTTAGATAGAGGAATTTATAGAATATATGATTCTGGTAATCTAAAATTTATATATAATATAATATGAAAAGAAGTGAAGATTATTTAAATTTTAATAAGCATAAACCTGAAAAGGTAAAGGGAGAATTCTATACAATAAGAAATACTGTCAATGAAAAGAATATTCCTTTAAATAAAAGAAAATATAACAGTAGAGGTAATGTAATTAATGAAGCCCAAGATTTAGATGCGTCTTTGATACAAGGATTACCTGTAAACCAAAGAGTAAAATTTGATCAGGGATTAATGGTTAAAGCTATTCAAAATGGTTTAGTTATAATGATTAATTATAATGGCGATAAAGATAATTGGAAAGGTGGAAGAGAAAGAGTTATATATCCAATGGTTATTGGTGTTAATAGAAATACTGGTAATATGTTAATTAGAGGTTGGCATTTAACAGGTTGGTCTGTATCTAAAAAGAGAAATGTTGCAAAAGAATGGAGATTGTTTAAAGCTAAAAATATTAAATCAATGATGTTCACTGGTGACTTTTATAGATTAATACCAAAGGGATATAAGATGAATGATAGGGTAATGACCGAAAGATTAATTAAGTCTGCAGATTTTAATGAAATTAGAAGAAATCAAGATGCTTTGGTTAAATCAGGTAAGTTAGAAACTATGCAAAAACAAACAATAGGACAAGAAGAATTAGGTGGGATAGTAAAATTAGATGCAAGAACAACCGATACAATTTTTAATTTAGCATTGCCATTTGATAATGAATACACTTCTGATTATGAAAAGAAACCAGAAGATATGAAGATGACTTTCATGAAAAATATAAATAAAAATGAACATGTTGCTATTGTAGGTGCTTTAGGTACAGTTAATAGAACAGTTAAATTATATGATGGTAAAGAATTCATTGGAAATTTTAAAGTTAGAAAAAGTGTTAAAGGTAGAGATATAAAAACTACAAGAAATATAGATGGACAAACCGAATTTCCATTGTATACATTTAATGAAGTAATGAAATAAAATAATTATTATGAAAAGGTTTAATAAATTTATTAATGAAATTAATTTTGATGATTTCGAAGACGAATTTGATTTCGAAGACGAATTTGATTTCGAAGAAGAAGAATTTGATAGAGTTTATGGGTATACCTGTCAATATAGTAAACGTGATATATTATCATCCAGAGTTACGAATAAAGAAATTAAATATAAAGAATTAAAAACTTTTGATTTAAGTTATGAAAATATTCCATTTACAATAGAAATGAACACAAGTGGTTTTGCTGGTTCAGATGCTCCTATTATTTTAGTGAAATTTATAATAGATAGAGCAGTAGTTGATGCATTAGAAGATGATGAATGTATAGGATTTAATAGTACTTATGGTGGTAATAAAAATATAGATTTGAGAGCAGGTTCATATGTTAAAAAGTATGGAATGCATAAATTAATACCTGTTTATAAGAAAGCATATGAATGGGTGTATGATGATGAATTTCCTTTTAAACATATAAAAGAGTCAAGACAAAGTGTTAGAGTTTATAGAGAAGATTGGAAAAAATTTGTAGATATGTTATCTAATGGAAAATGGGGACAAACTAAATTTGGTAAATATGTTAAAAGTAAAAAACCTTTATGGTGTGCTCATCACGACTGGAATGAAGTCACATATGATGATTTTGAAAGATATTATCCCAATAAAGATTATATATATGTTTATGGATTTAGTGGATGTTTAATACCTCATTATACCAAAAAATATAGACATCATTATGGAAAATATTATGTAGATTTTAAAGACATTTTAAGCCATGATGCTACTTATAAAAAATATTGATAAATAATGTTTGAATTTCTAAGTGAAATGATAAATAAAAAAGGTAAAGTAAGAAAAGTCAAATTACATTTATCCGAAAATTTTCTTAAATTTGTATTGAATAACAGAATTAAAGCATCTGATCTATTAATGGATTTTAAGGAAGAATGTGAAATTTGTTATGTTGATATATCTAAAAATGCTGGATATGTTAAGATAATGACAACATCTAAATATTTACATATTCTTAAAAAGAATAAAATAGATGGGATGGAAAACGAATTTTTAAAATATTATAAAGATAAAGAAAACGATATCAAAGAAGTAGAACAAAGTATTCAAGAAATGAGAATAGGTAGATTTATAAATAATATTGTAGAAATCGAACCATATGATGTAGAAACTTTTGTGATAAGATATAAATATTTCCAAGAAAATGAAGTTAAAATAATGTGATAAGTTCTTGTTAAGAATAAGTTAAAATCTTAAACGACATACCAATCATCACATATATACCAGGGATAAAATTTTATTATTTTCATTATTTTTACACCTTGTTTATCTTTATCAATCATTGATACTGTATGATCATATTTCCAAGTAGATGTTAATTTTCCTTCTGTATATATTCCATCATTATTTTCATTGAATGTTCTACGGTATGTTTTATTTTTACATCTCACAATATCACCAACTTTAATTTCATTTGGTTGTTCTTCTTCGAAGTCAAAATCTTCATCATTAAAGTCAAAACTCTCTATAATTATATCATCAACACAATCAAATGGTATAAACCAATCATTATCATCAAAGTCGAATGATTCATTAATTATTTTATATAAATCAAATTTTTGTACATACCACCCATGTCCATATGGACAACCATATCCAGTTGCGTGATTCATTTCCCTATCATTCATTATACTATCTGGTAAATTTTTATCAAAATTTACATATATATTCCAACTACTACGGATATTTAAAATTGTTCCTTTACCATATTTTTTATGAAATACTCTTTCTCCAACTTTGAATTTAGTCCCATAAGGTGGTTTAATAATCTTTGGTTTTTTAAATTCTTCTTCATCCCAATCAAAGTCATCATCATCAAAATCAAATTGTTCATTAAATTTTATTATTCCATTTTCTTTTAGTGGAACATATTTATCAACTTTTCTTTTATATAATTTACCATCATATTTCATGAATTTATATTTCCCATCAAGATTATAAACGATATAATAACTATCAGGTTTCAATTCCGAAAAATATTTCATATTTTTAAATTGGTTTTCATATGCTAAATTTATAAAATCAATATCAACATTTCTTTCTCTTTTTTTATTTTGTTTTAAAGATAAATCTTTAGTGCCCATTAGATGAATGAATAAAATAGTATAATTATGTTCTTTTGATAAATTTGTAATATTGGTAATATTATCTTTTTGTGTTCCTGTTGTATCATATATGAATGATTTTCCATATTCTATAAATAGTTTCAATCTTCTAACATTTAATTCTGATGTACCTTCTTTATATCTATTAGGATCTTTTGTAAATACTAATGAAACATCATCAGTTGAAAATATTTTAATATTTTGATTTTTATTTAAAATATAGTTTTTAGCGAATGTTGATTTACCAATACCAGGTGCCCCCAATAAAATTATACCTAATTTATCATTTCTTGTTATTTCAGGTATGGGATCATTTTTTGAATGTTCATATATTTGATGCATTTTAATTGTTTAATTTTAAATTGGTTCGAACCAGTAATTAAAGAAGTAGTAGTCATTATTTTTCAAATAATACTTCTTATCATTTTGTTTCATAATAATATATGGTGTTCCATCTTTTTCCATATCAACCCCTTTGATTTCAACTATACTACCTTCTTTTAATTTAACAACAGTACCCATATCATTTTTAACACGACAATCTTGTTTCAGGTTGGTATATAATTCTTTTTTCGGTCTGAACCAATTATCTAATATGTTTTTCATATAAGCACTTAATTTAAGTCTATATTCATAATCCATATAATTAAATCTACCATCTGTAAACATTTCAGATTGTAAAAAAGTTTCAGAGAAAAAATTGAAATTTTTAAATACACCAAAGAATTCTTCATCATTGAAATTAAATGATATAAATATATCTAAATGGAGTGAATCATTTTTAAATATTCTTAAAATTTTATAGTCTGAATAATTTTCAATATCGTCTAAATAATTATCTTGTTTTGATAATTCAATAGATGTTTGAATATCATTCATAGCTGAATTAGCTATTTGTTTTAATCTTGATATAGAACCACCAGTTCTTGAATAATAATCAACATAAGGGCTAGCTGAATCTTGTCCATATATAGATAAATTTGGATCGGTGGCGAATCCATATGCTGGACCAAGTGGGTTTTGTGCTCCTATATCCATTTGATATTGGTTAAATTCAGAATATTCTAGAATTAATTTTATATTACTATATTTAAGATTTTTCATTTAGAATTAACATATTTAATTTTTCAATAATATTTTCATCATATTTAATTCTATATAATTTAATATAATTGTTTTTGCAGTATATATTTTTAATTTGATCTCGTTTTTTTCGTATGTTTAATTTATCGTTATTTTCTTCAAATCTATATTTTCTAAAATGTTGTTCTCCATCATATTCTATACAACAATTAAAAATTGGTAAATAGAAGTCAAATTTTAATAAAGATTTATATTTACATTTTTTAAATGTTTTTTGAGTTTCAAAATTTATTTTATTATTTAATAAATAGTTATTTATTTTCTTTTCACCTTTGGATTCATTACATCGTGGACAACCTGAATTTGTGTGACTTTTTGGTATTTGTTTAAATATTCCATGAATTGGACAAATAATTTCAATTGGAGTTCTACTATTTTTATAATCGATTAAAGAATAATCATATTTATAATTATGAATGATATTAGATTTATCTATAAATTTTTTTAGTTGTAGTTTTTGTTTAGAAAGATTAGAACATTCTAAACATCCATTTCCTCTTAAATGTGAATATGGGATTTGTTCAAAAATCCCATGTTCTGAACATATTATTTTAATTTTATTAACTCTATTTTTATAGTCGATTAAGGAATAATCATATTTATCACCATGAATTTTTTTAGACTTTTTAATAAATATATCATTATTCATTTTTTCACAATTTACACATTTAGGACAACCTCTACCATTTAGGTGATTATTTGTAATTTGTTCAAAAATACCATGTTCAGGACAAATAATTTTAATTTTATTTCGTGTTCCATTATAAACGACTAAACTATAATCATATTTATTACCATGTATTTTAATAGACTTTTCAATAAATTCATTTGTGTTGTATTTATCCATATTTTTGATTCCAATCTTTTTTATATATATTAAAAAATATTAATCAAAAAATATGTCTAAATTAAAGAAAACAGTATTAATAGAAAGACTTTCTAAATTAGGAGTAGAATATGATGATAGTATGAGTTATAATGATTTATATAAATTATATAAGATTGTTAATTGGAATGACAATAAATTAAACGCTTCATATACGTATATTCCTGGTGAAGGTGAAGAACTATTAATGGATAGACCAAGTACACCAGTTCAAAAATTGATTTAAATTCATTTCCTATATTTTGAATTATAATTTTTAATATATAATAAAAAATATACTATCTAAAATGGATTTAAAAAACATTACAACATTTAACGAATTCAAAGAATACAAAGAAATAGATATTCTATTGGAAGAAGCATTACCAAGAGATTACGCTTCAAATGCAACTAATTTTTCTACAAGTTTATTGGGAAGAGGAGTAAACACATTATTTAAGTTTTTAAATAAGGGTAAAAATTATGCTAAATTATATCTACATAATAAAAGATTTAGAAATGAATTGGCTATGGGTGTATTAAGAACATGGGAAAAGTTAGAACCAAAAATTAAAGATTGTTCAGAAGAACAAGGTGGTGGAGATGGTCAAGGACAAGGAAATTACCAAGGAGATGGTCAAGGAGATGGTCAAGGGCAAAATTCAAATGCTGTTTGGTTTCATTATAAAGTCAATCCAAATGCGAAAGTTAAAAATAAACAAAACCCTAATGGTCCACAGGTGATTTCTCCAAATGCGGGATTAATTTTTTTAGTTGAAAAGAAAATTTTAAAAAAAGATGGTAAAGATAAAACTATTTATCAACCAACTTATAATATTGGGAGAAGTGGGGGATCGTGGATAGGTGTTGACAATATGACACCGATAACTAATTTGGATATAGTTAAGGCTAATAAAATATTATCAAAAGTATATGATTTTATAAGTAAAAATGAAGTAAATGAAGGTATAGTACAGGAAGTTAAAAATGGTATTGAATCTTTGAAAGGTTATAACGATTGTCCAGTTTTCAAAAGAAATAGAGAGTTATTATTAAATAAATTAGAAAGAACACCTGAAGATAGTCCTACAAATAATTTGATAGATTTTTTAGAATCTATAGAAGTAAATGAAAGTTATCATTTTTATGGTGATGTGTTAAATGAACGTAATGATATACCAAGTTTAAGACATAGTAAACAAACTGGATCTAAAGTAAAAAAAATGACAAGGACATCTGGAAGATTCGCCCCAGTTGAAATATTAGGAGATGCTACCAAATTAGATTGGTCTGTATTTGAAGGTGAAAAACCAAATCAACTATGTGAATATTTTAGTAATCATGTGTGCATAGAAGGTGAAGGTGGAAAAATAAAACGTATTGAAGGTAAAGACTTAAAAAAAGACGCAACATCTAATGTTAATATTGATGCTATTATCGCTATACAATATTCTATATTATCAGCAATACAACATACTGATAGTACAGATTCTACAAAAATGTTTGCGCAGAAAGGTGGTGGAATATCTGGAAACAATACTACAACAGGATTAGATAGAGTTTGGCATCGTATGGTTAGTAAAACTTTGGCTGAATTTAAATGTTTCTTAAATGTAGAAAATTTAAATCCATATGATTTAGCATCTAAAGGTGAAAATAAAGATACTCGTAAAAATGCTGAAGGAATAGGTAAAAAAATAGATGATGATTTAAAGGGTGCTGAACATAAAAAATTAGTTTACGATGCTATACTTAATTCAAAAGCAAAATCTGCACCATTTAAAGATGTACAAGCTGTTTTAGTAGAAAGAAAAATGGATGAAGATAAATATAGATTCTATTACTTTACACATATAGAAAAAGAAGATGAAGACATAGTGGTTAATAAAATCTATAGATTGAATGGAAAAATAGAAACAGTAACTCAAATAACTAAAGCAGTTGATCAAAATAAAAAGGTTTATTTCCCAGATGGTGCAAGTAATAGAGATAGAACATATAAAGGATTATCTGAAAGAATGTATCCTGCTTTAGAAAAATTGATAGATGCTACTGACGATACAGGATATAATAATAATTTCAACATATCTCATGTATATCATATTTTTGATAAAACTGTAGCATATGATATAGGAAAAATGAAAGTTAATATTTAAAAAAAACAATTAAATAAAATGGTTTTAAGATTTAAAGAATTCCTAAATGAACAAGAAGATAAATCTAAAGAAGAAATTCAAAAATTAGATAAAGATGTTAATGATACAACTATTGACCTGAAGAAAAAACAGATAGAAATCAACAATAGAAAAAAGGAATTACAAAAGAAAGAAGAAGAATTCCTAAAGAAAAAGGAATCTGAAACTAAGTAATATTTAAAAATAAGATCAGAATTTATCTATCTTACTATATAAATAAAAACGGATAATTTTCAATGGCAGTAGATAGAGAATTTGTAGAAAAATTAGATGCTTTTACCGAAGCATTAGGTGATGTCGTAAAAATCCTTAAATCGGATATAGATAAAAACAATACTGATACTATAGATAAGGCTATGGATAGTATGCCTGATAAAATTATTCAAATATCTGAAGATTTAACATCAATTAAGAAAGATATGAAAAGTTTAATATCATCAACAGGTGATATTAAAAAATCTATTGATGAAATCAAAAAAAGTAAGGAAACTGGGGTTTTTGGTAAAATATCTAATTCAGATAATAAGAAAAAAATTGTAGATGGTATATCTGTTATTGGTATGATAGCTGGTGGGGTGTTAGCTATGGGGTTAGCATTTAAGTTGATAGGCAAAGTAGATTTTTTATCTGTAATAGCTTTATCTGCTGGTATGGTAGCAATGTCATATTCTTTCGTTATGATAACTAAGTCAATGAAAGACAATAAGTTAAAATCTGGAGATATTATGATGACTTCTGCTATTTTACCCATAATGGCATTGGGGTTATTGGGTTCTGGGATGATAATGTCAAAGATGCCAACAATTGGATTAATGGAAGGTATTTCTATATTGGTTGTATCAATTGCTATGGGTGCGTCATTGTTTTTTATGACTAAGGCGTTGAAAGAATCTAAAATGAAGGGTAAACACACTTCACAATTTTTATTATTACCAATTATTTTACCAGCTATAGCTCTTGGTTTGTTGGGTTCTGGGATGATATTATCAAAGATGCCAGTAATTGGATTAATGCAAAGTGTTTCGATATTAGTAGTATCGATAGCTATGGGTGCTTCGTTGTTTTTTATGTCTAAGGCTTTAAAAGAATCCAAAATGGAAGGTAAACATACATCACAATTTTTGTTATTACCAATAATATTACCAGCGATAGCTTTGGGTATAGTTGCATCATCATGGGTATTGCAATTAGTAAATGGAAATATAGATTTATTGGATGTTTTAAAAGCATCTTTGGCTGTTGGGATATCTGTGTTGGTTATGATGCCTACTATTTTATTAATTAATAAGTTCAAAGTAAGTACAAAAGACATTATAAAGGGAGGATTTTCGATACTTACTTTATCTGGTATTGTGGCATTATCATCTATGGTATTATCAAAAGGTGATTATAGTGGTAATGTACCAGATTATCAATGGAGTTTAAAAGTTGGGTTATCTATGGTGGTATTTGGTGGTTCAGCAGTTTTACTTGGATTATTATCTAAGAATGCTTTGATACAAGGTATGATAGCTATGGCATTACTTGTTCCTACTATATGGTTAGCTGATTGGATAATAAGTAAGGGAGATTATAGTAAATATCCATCTACTGATTGGTCGTTGGGTGTTGGGTTAAGTATGTTGATATTTGGTGCGGCTACTGCGGCTTTAGGTTTTATTGCGATTAGTGGATTAGGTGCTGGTGCGTTAGCATTAGGTTTAATTGCGGTTATTGGGATAGCTGCATTGATGGTGGAAGTAGATAAATTATTATCCCCTAGAGGTTGGAATAAATTTCCAAAACTTGATTGGTCAAAAGGTGTGGGTCAAGCGTTATTGGTTTTTGGTACTGCTACTGTGGTTTTAGGTGCATTTGCACTTGCTACATTTGGATTTGGTGTGTCCGCTGGATTATCCGCTGTTAATGATATTGCTCAAACAATGGTTGATGTTGATAAAAAATTATCAGAAGGTAATTGGGGATCATTTCCACCTATGAAGTGGAGTGAATCGGTTGGTTTATCACTTATGAGTTTTACAAAGGCGATTGCTAATAATTCACCTGGTTTGTTGGATAAATTTGGGGATTGGTTATTTGGAACAAGTCAAGGTGAAAATCCATTATTATCTGTTGCAAAATCAATGAAATCTGTTGCAGAAGAATTAAATTGGGAAGGTTGGGCAAATGCTAAGTATCCAGATGTTAAATGGGCAGCTGGCGTCGGTGCGTCGTTAATAGCTTTTTCAGCGATGGAAGTTGGTGCTGGGGTAGGAAAAGCAATTAGTGGTTTATTGAGTAAAATAGGTGGTGGTTCAGGTAGTCCTTTAGAAGATTTAGCAGGAAGTATGGTAGCTATTGCTAAAAAAATGAATGACCCAATTTGGGATAAAGTCAATAAATCTGGTGGATACCCATCGGAAGAATGGGCAACTGGTGTTAGTATGGCATTGGGTGCTTTTTCAAATATAATGAACACATTAGATGATATTGGTGTTGATAATGATGAATTTGGAGAAGAAGCAATTTTGATTATATCTGGATTAAAACGAGTTGCTATTTATATGAATCAAGATTGGGGAAAACCTAATGACGATATAAATAAATGGGCTGAAGGGTTATATTTAGTTGTTGAAAATCTTGTAAAAACATTGAATTACATAGATGATGCGACATACGAAGCAGATGATAGAATAGGTTTAGTTAGTATGTTTAATAGTATGTCATTAGTAAATGAAAAATTAAATGTATCATGGAATGATTTACCAAGTGACTGGTCTAAAAATTTATTCCCAATAGTTCAGAATCTTGTAAAATCTTTAGATTATATTGACGCGGCAACATACGATGCAGATGATAGAATAGGTTTAGTTAGTATGTTTGAAAGTGTAAGATTAGTAAATGAAGAATTAAAGATATCAAAATGGAATAGTTTACCAATTGCTTGGTCTAAAGATATATTTCCAATAGTTAAAAATTTAGTAAAATCTTTAGATTTTATTGATATGGCGACTTATGATACATTTGATAGAACAAGTTTAGTTAATTTATTTTCTACTATAAATGATATTAATGAAACACTTGGTGAAAATAATAAATGGAACACAATTGATGGTGATTGGTTATCATCAATGAAATTGGTGGTAGACACTATTCTATCTATATCTCCTGAATTATTATCTAATACAAATGATATAGTTAAATCATTTGAAAAATTATCAGAAATAAGTGATGCTTCGGATAATTTTAAAGTGTTGGCTGATTCAATCAAGTACGTTGCAGAAGCTTTAAAAGATGTTAATACAGATGTATTGGACAATTTATCTAAGTTTTCAGGGAGTATGTTGGTGTTGTCATTGGTTGATGAATCAAAATTAAACGAATTTATAGATGTTATTGATGATAGAAAAGATGTTTTAAAGGATATAATATCACTTGGTCAAATGGGTGAAGGTGGATATGAAAATATCAAGTCTACGACTACACAAATTATTACTAAAACAGATAAAGAAGAACAAAAACAAAGAGAAGAAAAATTTAATGAATTAATAACAGAAATAAAATCATTAAAACAAGTATTATTATCAATTGATGGAAATACAGATTTATCTAAAACTATAAATTCACCAAATAGATTAAAAACATTTGTTCCAGATTCATTACAATAAATTAGTCAATTTATTAAACAAATTTCTAATTCTTGATATATATTAAAAAAAGTATTTTTTATGTTTAAGTCCATATTGAACTATATTAGATATAGGAAGTTAATTGATCTTAATAGAGAAGAATTAGAAAAAGATTTTGATATTAAAGTAGATAAGATCTATCGTTTAGGAACAAGAGTATCATTACCTGAAAATAAGTATACTGTTTTAAAGGAATATAAAAATTCCGAATTAGACATTTACAAAAATCTTGACGAAGAAGTTAAAAGAACAATTACTAGATTGGATAGATATTTCATGCAAAAGAATCTTGTTGAATATGTTGGAATATTTAATGTAGATAGAGTTGATGTGAATTTGGTAATTGTAATATTATCTTATAGGTTGTTTAATGTGGTTAAAGTGATAAATGGTAATAGGATATTTTCTATATTTTCTTTTTTAGGATTATCCATTGGTTTTTGGGATGTGTGGTATATGATTCCATTTGGTGTTATGTTAATTTTATCATTATTATTAAATCTCGTATTATTTAAAAAACTTTTCGTATAAGATATTGTATATAGTATAAATAAATAAAATTAAATAAAATGGCAAAAGAAGATTTTTTGGAATTAGAAGGAGATATTGTAGAATTTATAAAGGATGTAGAAAAAGATTTTAATCTACCACTTGATATAACATTTAAGTATGTTGCAAATGTTAAACAGAAACAATTAATCAAATTTACTAAAATTCCTGATATGTATGCTTGTGACACAGCATTAAATTCAGATATTATGGTAGTGGTGAATGATGAATATTATGATAATTTTGATGATGAAACAAAAAAGATATTAATTGAAAAGGAATATGATAGAATTGATTTTAATTATGAAAAAGGAACAATTAAAGTCATTAATCCAAAGATTAATGTGAATAGTGGATTTGTTGATAAACACACTTGGGAAACAGTATCAGATGCTCTTAAATTAGAAGAAGAGTATGAACAACAAAGAAAAGATAAAGAAAATAAATAAAAAACTATGAGTATAGAAATATTGAATGAATATAACAATTACCGACTAGATGAGTTTGTGATGTGTAAGAAAAGTATTGGTAGCTGGAATGAAGGTTCTACCTATAAAATTACTGAAATCAAAAAATTGATAAATCGTGAACGACATGTGGAAGTAAGAATTTCATTAGAAGGTGTCTATTGTGGTAATATGAATGAAGAATATTTTTATTCACTAAAAAAGTAAAAAATAATAATTAATTATGAATAAAGATGGAATTTCTGCAGAAGAAATGAAAGAATTGGTAATTGAGGATTCACAAGGCGAATTTGATATTGATAATACAGATTATGAAATTACAACATCTGATGATGTTTTTGATTTTGATTTTGATTCTGATAAAGAATTCGATATCGAAACTGCATTCGATTTTGTTAAACATTCTTCTAAACCTAAAGAAACTAAGGAATTAGTAGAAAAAAAGGAAGCTGATAATGTTGTTAAATCAACGGCAGAAACATTTCTAAGTCCAGAATATGTAGAATTGATGGATAATGGATATGCTAAGTTACTTGCAATTTTGAAAAAATATGAGGTGAATTCAGATTATGTTAAAAGTATGTCAGAAGCTGATAAAGATAAAATCTATATCATTGCTGAACATCTTTTTAACGAATATCAAAAGAATTTGAATAAAATGGATTTCAATTTTGAATTAACTCAAGATGAATGGAAATTCATGATAGATGTTCTAAAACATAAATTAGAATATGATCAGAATGAAATTTTTCAAATGGAAGAAGTTAGGAAAGAATATTTAGATGGAGCAGAAGAAATTCAAAAATCTATGCCGAAAGATGTAGAAGAAATTCCAACTATCATTAATGTTAATAACATAATCATTCTTTACCACTTAATTTCTAAGTATAAAGTGAAAGGTATAAATAAACAACATTATGCATTCCTAACACTTTTAACTAAAATTGGTGAAAGAATTAAACTATTTAATGCTTATACTGTATGGGTTCAACGTTTAAGTGAAGATTTCCAATTATGGGGTGGAAGCTTATCAGTTGATGATAGTGTGGTAAATGGTAGTGTAATTCAACCAGAAAATCCTACTGATGGATAATGAACAATATTGATTCATATGTTTCAATAATTGATGAATTGAAAAGGGTGTATTGGAACGGAAGAACTCATACACCTTTTCTTTTACCAATTGAAATGAAAATTTGTGCTCAATCAATTGGATTAGAATTGGTAAGTGTAAAACCAATGAAATCACCTAATTATAAAATAAATTACAACTATGGATAATGAAAAAGTAAAAGAAATTCCTTATATGGATAAATCATATAATGAAAAAAGAAAAATTTTAAGAAGACAACATTTTATATCAAAAGATATTTTTGAATTAACAAACCAAGTGTTATACAAAGTTCTTAAAAAAATTAAACCTAATAAATTTGTAGATTATAAAGAAGTAATAAAACATATACTTGTTGATGGGTATGTTGCATATGAAAAAATTTACGATGATAATGATAAAGTAATAGCATTAAATCCAATTGATCCGATATCATTGGTATTATCAGTGGAAAAAGATGGACAAATTTTGTGGCATCAAAACAAAGGAACACCTTTTGCAAGAATTTTATACGATTCACAGGTATTGTATGTTAAATCTGGATTAGAATCGTATACATCTTTAGTCGAATTATGTTATATAAAAATGATAGATAAGGATAGTAAATATTCTTTGAAATATTGTGTAGATAGTGTGGTTGATTCTTATAATGAAAGTTTTTTAAAAATAAAATAAAATAAAATATGAAAGATGAAGACAATTTTCCATTTGATGAATGGGATGATGAAGAATTTGAAGAAACAAATGAAAATTTAGAATTTATTTGTAAGAGAGAAATACCTACACCAGTTTGTAGTATTATGTATGTGGATTTTCGTTATAATGAACCACAAGAAGAAACTATTGTAGATTTAGATAACCCTTTAACAAGAGAAAACGAAACTATGGGTCAAGTAATAGTACCTGAAGTTTTTAGTAAAAATGTTGAATTGAGTGAAGATTTTATTTCGGAAGATGATGTAAAAGAAAAAGCTATAGAAAAAATCATAGAATTATCTGAAAGGAATTTTAATGGTAATAATGCTGAATTATATGAAAAATTTAAATTTAAATTTTCAGATTTTCCAGAAAATACTAGTAGAAAGTTAATGTCAAAAATATTTACTGGTAGTAGTGCAATTGCAGTTAATGGTAGAATTGGTCCTGCTCAATATATGATAATTTCTGAGGAAATTTATAACGAACATGGATTATCTGATATATCTGGAACAATTACACCGATTTTTTACGATACTAAAGATATATATCTTTTTAGAAAAAATACTATGGATCAACCAGGTTTAGTTTATATAACAAATAATGATAAATATTCCTTAGTGGATATTGGATTTTATCCAGAAAAACAATTTTTAAAAATAAAATTAGAAAGAGAAAATGAAGAGTAAAATTTATGTTAAATTACACAACAAAAATTGCGAATTGGTTTCATTCGGTAATTGGATTGATTTAAGATCATCTGAAACAGTGTCGCTTAAAAAATTTGAATTTAAATTAATAGATTTAGGTGTTTCTATGAAATTACCAAAATATTTTCAAGGAAATATTGTACCAAGATCAGGTACTTATAAAAATTTCAAACTTATACAAACAAACCATTATGGTGTAGTCGATGGACTAACAAAAACTGAATCTGGGTATTCTGGTAATGATGATAAATGGAAATTTGCAGCATTGTCAATGGATGATACTATTATCAATGAGGGTGATAGAATTTGTCAATTTGAAATTAAACCAACAATGTTTGCACCATTTTTAGTAAAACTTAAATGGTTATTTTCAAATGGAATTAAAATTATTTATGTTGATGAATTAAATTCCAATAATAGGGGTGGTTTTGGAACTACAGGAAAAAAGTGAGAAAGGGTGGTTTTAACCACCTTTTTTGTTTTAATATTTTTATATATAAGTTATGGAATTTTTACCACATAAAGGTTATGATATAAATGATATTACAAATATTGTCACACCAAATGCTAAATTTAAATCTATTTATATGGGTGTGGAAGGTGGTGATGTTAAAGATATATTAGATAAATTAAATCCTCAATTCGAAAAATCAAATCCATTTGATGGTGTATTCACATTATTTACAGAAAATTTACCCAAATCTTTTATTCAAAAAGGTATAAGATTTTTTCTATTTAATGAAAATTTAGTAGGCAATGGAAGACAGATTGTGAAAGCATATAGTAATAACGGTGAATATATCACTAAATATAAAGTGAAAATCAATAGTATAGATTTGGATGAAAAACAAGAAATACCATATAAAACAACTTCAGGGATACCAATTGGTCCATCTTTACTCGAAACAGTTAAAACTGAAAAATTTCAAAGAATAATAAATTCTACAAGTAAATTTGTTAGATTTAATGAGTTTAACACAGATATTGACTTTCAAGAAATAATTTAACTTTTTTCCATCTCAAAGAATTTCTTCAATTTTTCTATGTGACGACAATCATTATCAGAATTGAATTTATCACAATCACAATATAGTTCGGTATGATTTATTATCTTCATTTTATGCATCTTAGTATCTTTAAAGATGATATTTTTAACAGAAGATCTATCATTGTTTTTAGTTTTTGATTTATACCAAACCATTATTAAATCTTTTTCGGTTATATCATTGTTTAAAACATGATACATTATATAATCAATGATAGCATATCTTTCATCATGATTATTAGTAGTTATTGTGGGTTTATGTCTTATCTTTTTTGGTAATTCTCTTAATATATTAATCATCGTTGAAAGTTTTCTTGTAAATTGATTTTATTGCGTTTATACCATTTTGATTTAATTCCCTTGTTCCAACACCTGCGAAATTTTTAGATAATGTAGGTTCTTCTATTTCAATAAATTCATTGTCCCATTTAAACCAATTGTTTTTATCTTGATCAAATACATAAACAGGTTTATCTGATTCAATTCCCATCATAACAGCATAACCAGTTCCACCATCAACTACATCAATATCAGATTTATTTACATATTTTTTACCTTTTTCACCAGGTTTTAATATATTACCAATAGCAAATATAGCATCAGCGTTTTTAACCTGAAACCAATTTCTCGATAATAATCTTCTTACATATTGTGATGATTTTTCTACATATTTACCCATTTTGGCAGCAGAAATAAGAACCATTTCCCACCCTTCATGTAATTCTTCATCTGTTAATATTTCTCTATTGGGGGATAAACTTCTATGTTTATCAAATGAAAAAGCTACGGTTTGAACATTATATTTTTTTCCAATTATTTCCCATCCCATATCGGCACCTCTTGCACCTCCACTAAAATTATAATAATTCATATTTTTTTATTTTAAATATAATTAAAATTTGATTAATAAAAAAATTATTTGATATCGTTTATAAATTGTTGAACCTTTTCATTGAGTTCTTCTAATCCATTGTTATTATCAATAGTATATTGATATTCAAAATTGTTAACATTTTTATCAGAAAAATTATCTGGGTGTATTTCGACATCTTTATTTACAATTAATGTGATACAATTATCACCATATATTTTTTGGATTTTTGCAATTTCTTCTGGTTCTCTTATATGTACAAAATAAACATTGTTTTTGATATTTTTACCTTTTTCTATACAATATTTAGTATCAATATCTATTCTATTTAAAATATCATTAGTTGGTCCATCGTTAAATTCTGACCAAGATCTTTTAACATCAGATAGAAATTTTCTTGATTTTTCATCTTTTTTACCATTCCAACCGAAACAAAGCTCGGCAACGTTTTTTACTCTATCTACAGATGAATAATTTTTAACTCTTAATCCACTTATATCTTTAAATATTTTTACAAATCGATCTTTTCCAACACCTGCGCCTCCGTTTACGACTATTACTCTCATATTCTTTTGATTATTTTATTTTTTTATAACTCCAATAAAAACCACCAGATGACTTTGTGGTTTGTCTAGCACAATTTCCAATTGCAATATTATTTAAACTCAATTTTCTACTTGCTTCAGAACAGCTTTTCCATTCTTTAATTAATTTAAAACTTTTTGTATATTGATAAACTTTTTTAGAATTTATATCATGTCCTTTACTAAAAGAAGTTTTATTGGGTTTTTTGATTTTATCATTAGCCCATTTTATATGTTCTAATAATTCATCACTTGACATATTAGTATATTCTTCATAATATAACCATATATAACCTTTACAAGTTTTTCTGGATTTATTAAGAGTTCCTCCAAGATTACCACCATTTAAATCAAAATACAAGTTAGCATCTTTGATAGATGGAAAAATTTTAAATATATTACCATTTGTTTTTAATGATATAACTTTTTTATTACCATCCCCTTTTTTAAATGAAGTTTGATTACCAAATGTTAAACCATATCCTCCTTCGGTATGATTAACTAATTTACAACCTTTATCTGTGTAATATTTAATCCAGTATTTTTCTCTTTCTTTCCAATTATCGTTGTTAGTTTCTTCTATCATTTCCATAATTGGTTTCAATCCATCTTTTATCAATTTGTTAATCCAATTTCTTTTGTGGGTGTTTTTATCCCTACATTTATTTATATGATTTTTAAATCTTTGTTTTAAATTTCTAGATTTCCCGACATACCTTATCTTGTTATTGATTGGGTTTTTTAAAACGTAAATAAAACATTTATTATCCATAATCATTTTTTATATTTATATATAAAAAATGAGCAGTCCCATTAATTATTTTTTTCACAACCATATCTAGTTCCTAACCAATTGAAACTTATTTCAATAAATGGTGTTATAAATATGGAATATTGCTTAACTTTATTGCCGTTCATGGTGTTACTACCAATACCAATTATATAAGGTATGATCCACCAAAATTTTGTTTTTAATTTACAATTATATTCTTTCATTTTTCTTTTTTATTTATTCATCTTCTTTAACTGAATATTCATACCACATTTTTTCGGCAAGGACTCCAATTTTAGAACCACAATCATCACATATCGCAGTTGTTTTAGTTTTAGTTTTAATTTTATCACTATCACATACTGGGCAAATTTTTATATCTTTTATTTCCATATTCAATTTATTTTTTAGGGTTAATCGTAACCGACATTCTTTTATTTTCTAATTTTGGCATAGATTCTATCTTACCATATTCTTTTAATGCGTCTACAAAACGAAGAATAAGTAATTCACCTTGATCTGCAAATTGTATTTCTCTTCCATGAAACCACACAGTAGTTTTCACTTTATCGCCTTTTTCTAAAAAATTAATAGCGTGTTTCAATTTGAAATTAAAATCATGATCACCCGTATTATAAGTAAAACGAATTTCTTTTACTTTAGTTTTCTTTTGACTTTTCTTATTTTCTCTTTCCTTTTGTTTCTTTTCATAAATGAATTTTTGAAATTCAATTATTTTACAAACAGGTGGATTTGCATTTGGTACAATTTCCACGAGGTCTAATTTCATATCAGTGGCAATTTTCAAAGCTTCTGATATGTCAACAATTTGACTTTCGATATCTTTACCAGTTATTCTAACTTTTGGTGATTTGATTTTTTCATTGACTCTGAAAAAATTCTTATTTGTTTTTATCATATAAACATTATATTTTTCTTTTTCTCTTTTGTTTATTTTAATTCAGGGTAGTGTTTGATGAAGTTTTTATAATATGTAGACATATTCTTAAACCCAATGTAATTAGCTGTGTGAAATCTCATTTCAGGCAATGATATATTTTTATCTAAAGCATAGTCACATAACCATTTTACTGAATCATATCCTGTTTTTTCTTCAAAGTCTTTACTAATATCAAACCCATTTCTTATGGCGGCAACTGTTACTTGATAATGTTCATCAGCTAAATCGTGATCGAAACTAGCAAGTTTTGGCATACCATTTTCAGATACGTAATTTATGAATTCATCGTGTGATCTAACTACAATCCATTTCAATTTATTGTATGTAGGATCGTTTTTATATAGTGTCACCCAATCGGGTTCACGAACATCATCTAAAAATATATTATATGTTGATTTGTTTTTCATAGTATAAATATATGAAAAAAATAATAGAATAAGAAAATATTCTACAAATTTTATATAGGGTATGAAAATTATTTGTCTTTGGGATAACCAAAGGACATAACTTTAACATCTTGTTTTACTTTTTCTTTAAGGTACTGAATTTTTTCATCGCTTATATTGTATTCGTTTTCAATAGATGCGAAATAATTATCGAACAATTCAATAACTTTTTCTTTGATGTCGTCACTCATTAACTTTGAATAAAAATTCTTTTTTTTAATTTGTAGGATTTTAAGGATTTTTAAGTAATTAAATTAACTAATATGTTTGTATATATATAATTTTAAAATTCGTTTTTTATTTATTAATCCATGAACTAATAGAATGAACTTGTCTTTTTATTCTTCTTTTTCTATATACACCATCTCCTTCTCTTGAACCTTGTTCATTTGTGTTACCTTCGACAGTGAAATAATATTTGTCATTTTCGCCATCATAAAAACCAATATGAGCTAATCGTTCTTTTTTAGGAAACCATATACCAATAAGATCACCAAACATCGGTTTTCTTAATTGAAATTGTCCTCTAACCATAATGAGTTTATTTTCAGGGAAATAAGATGGCACCCACGCTGGGTATTTTAAGTTTAATTTTATATCACATTCTAAAAGTGACCAATTTATATAAGCTGCACACCAAGCATAACCTTTACCTAATCCTGCAGATTTTAGATATTTTTCGACATCGAAACCATCATTGTTACCTGTTAATTCTCTTATACCAATTTGACTATAATAGACATTTTTAACACATATTCTATTGTATACATCTAAATTGTTTAAATCTCCAATTTCAATATTAAAATTAGAATCATCTTTATTAGGTATACTAATAATTTGATTGATAAATATCATATTAGATGTTAATCCATTTAATTCTTTTATATCATCAATAGATACATCATACTTCATTGAAATTTTAGAAAGACTTTCTCCTGATTTTACTATATGTTCTGTTATATTACTCTGGCTAAAAGAACAATTAATAGAAAAAATAAGGAAAATAGCCACAATACAACTTTTGATTTTTCCCATTGTGTCATTTGATTATTTTCTACTTTTAGATTATCCCCTAAGGCATCATCTAAATATTTATATACTTCTGGAAATGTTATTTTCATAAATATCCATATTACTCCAGAATATATGAAAAACTGAATAATTGAAAACAATATAATTTGAAATATACCAGCATCATATGTAGCTGAAGTTGGGTCTAACCATCTTAAAAAAGTATCACTGAAGTACCATAAAATTAATGCCAATGGTATTGTAACCAATTCACTCCAACTTGCTAAAAATTTAAAAATTTTTTTAATTGTTTTTTTCATAGTGGTTTATTATTTTTATAAGTATCTTTTAGTATATATAAATAAAAAATTATGATAAAATTTTCAATTATTATTTTTTATATATACTAAAAAATGAAGTATTTTTATAAAAATAAAATGTGGTAGATATGAAGATAATGAAAAAGTTTGGCAACTATATAAAAGAGGATGTGGAAACATGGGACGATGCTATCGATGATATTCCAGATTTCGATGATGAAGAAACTGGAACAGAAAAGAAAGCAGAAAGACCAAAACCTAGAAAGAGACAAAAGCCACCTTCAGTTTCTATGAGAAATCCTAAAAAGGAAGAAGAAGTTGTAGAAGATGAAGTCAAAACTGATGAAGATGGTAATGTAATAAAACCAAAGAAGAAACTTGTAAGAAGTGAAGAAGGTAATGTTAAGGTGAGATTCACTACAAAACTTAAAAAAATTTTTAAGACTCTACAGGCACGAAAGGATAGTAAAGATATTGCCGATGCATTTATAGCTAGTTATAGAAAACTTGGAAGTGATATATCATTTTTGAATATGGTTGATGACGTAAATGACCAATTATCTTATTTGCCAAGAAATAGAATTGTTGGGATGGAAAGAACTAAGAGTGAAAAAACTGGTAAAATGGTTCTTAATTCTTATGGTAGTGATCAAAGACAACAAATGAGATTAGGTAGAATCATTAATAGATTATGGCCTGATAAATTTAATGCAAGACAAGTTGAATTGTTTGTTAATGAATATAAAGGTGAACATGATATGATGACTGGTAATATCGATATTGAATTGATTCATGGGAAAGATATTTATGAATGGTATCAACAAAAAAAATATGCAGGTGGAGGCACATTGGGAAATTCTTGTATGAGAGGAGCTGGTAAACAACAAATGGCCATGTATACCGATAATCCACAACAAATAAGAATGGCAGTATACAGAAGAGCTGGAAAATTGGAAGCAAGAGCACTTGTTTGGACAACAGATCATGGTATTTTTATGGATAGGATTTATTATACAAAAGATCATTTGCAGAATGCGTTTAGAAGATATGCGGATAGAAATGGTTGGATGTATAGGGAACAAAATCCTAGACCACCACATTTGACAGTTAGATTACAAAATCAAGTTAGAGGACAACACCCATATTTAGATACATTTAGATTGACTCACAATGGTGCAAGAGCAGAAGCTTTTTAAAATAATATTTTTAAATGAAGTCTTATATTAATTTTGTTAATGAACAAAAGTATACCCATAAAGAATTAAATAAAAAATTTTGGACAGATTTTGAATTTGATGAAGGTGTTAAAGAAAAATTGGTAGAAATTGCTAATGATTTCTATGATACTCTTGATAAATTTGATTTAGATATAGATGATATACATTTAACAGGTTCAATATCTAATTATAATTATCATCCAGATTCAGATTTAGATGTTCATATATTGGTGGATTTTGATGAATATGATGGTGATAAAGATATTTTGGTTAGTATGATACAATCAAAGTCTTTTATTTGGAATTTAAAACACGACATTAATATTAGAGGAGCTGATGTTGAATTATATGTTCAAGATAAAAATGAAGAACATATATCATCAGGTATATATTCGTTACAAAATGATGAATGGATTAAAAAACCATCATATAGTGATCCAGATGTGGATGATGATGACATTAATCTAAAATATAAAAGATGGGTATTTGAAATAGATGAAATTGCTAAATCTGAAGACGATGAAAATTTATCTGAAGAAGATAAAAGAGAACGTTTTGAAAGATCTGAAAAACTTAAAAAGAAATTGAAAAAGTTTAGAAAAGAAGGATTAGAAGGTGTAGGTGAATATTCAATTGAAAATTTAACTTTTAAGAAATTAAGAAATGATGGGCATATAGAAAAATTATACAAATCAAGTGTTGAATTTTATGATTCAATCTTTAGTCAGTAA